CCGGTTACACGAGCATGTACAGCTACAGAGTTTTCTGCAACTACTGTACCAGCATAGGTTTGGTTTACCTGTGCATCACTGGCAGTAATTTTGTATGCATTGACACTCACGTCGCCTGCTTGCTGTTGATTACTGCCACAACCAGCAACCATTACAGCGGATACAACGAGAGCCGCTAACATACGGGAATAACGGAACTTCATTATATGTACTCCTTTACACGAAACTAATCATCTATGTGTCATAATTACATAAATATCTTTATATATTTTACAGGATTCTATAGACAAAGTCAATTTTTCAGTGCCTCTCAACCTATGTAAAACACAGATAAAATCTAATCAAATTACTATTCATTGTATACAACAAAAAAGATAAAAACCATTGACTTTTATATTTTTTTGTGTACAAAAAAATGCTAGAAGCATAGAACCATTATTAAGCATTCTATACTACTAGCATATATATTCAATATGGTGGAGATGAGGGGACTACGCCTTATTAATATAGTATATATCTATATTAATAGGATGTGTACTACTCGTGGTGAAACGCGTGGTGAAATACTATTTTTTAATATAATCTCCTAATATCTTTTACATGCGGCATTAAATGTGTCAATATATTGCTGACGAAAATATTCACTGATGCGTAAAACATCTTCGCAGAAAGCTTTATCCTGTTTGTCAAAATTACTTACAGAATTAGATGTTTTATCAAAAAAAGGATTGCTTGGCTCATAAATCAATAAAACTCTATTTATATAAGCAGGTTGCCCGCTAAGGAATTCACAACTGTCTAGATATATAGAATCAAATTCATAATGGTCAACGTTTGTTACTAATTGAGAAAATGTGAGCGGGTGCAAACTGTTTTGCTGATTGAGATATTTGATAAGTACATCTACGCTGGTAAAAAACTCTTTAGGTATCGTTCCATCTAAAGCCGCAACCGAATCAATAATTAAGATCTGTTCGAGTGATTCTGGGTCTTCGTATGCATTTACTGCCCTTAAAAAGCCTTGATATGTTTGATTATTTACGTGTTGTAGTTCGTCATTTATACTATACCAAACTTCTAATAATCCAATAGTATCACGTCGATCTTTAATACCAGCTATATAGATTCTATCTCCATATGGTGAAAGACTTTTACCACTAAAATTATTTACCCATTCTGCAACTTTTCGATTGTTTACACTAAGACAACCCATAATTAACCTCCTACAAAATACTATTATATTCTAATAAAATTTAAGCAATCATTGCGCCGTGCATAATCGGTGAGTTCATATACATATGATCTCCGTAGTTCCTCGCTAATAGTTACAATATCTTCAAGCAACTCATCATTAGCCGATTGCTGAAGTATAGGATTATTAGGGTTAAAAATGAAAGTAGCTTTGACTATGAAAACCGGCTGATTTTCAAAATACGCATTATCCTCGAAGTACTCGTAGTCATAAATAATACCGTCTCTACTCATGCCTAACTTCATAGTATCGAACCTATAATTATCTTCCAAAGTAATCTGTTTTACAAAAGCTTCACCTAGACCAATATAGAAGTTTTTAGATAACTCTCCGTTTAAAGGAATAACTACACTAAATGTTAAATATTGCTTTTGCGATTTTGGGTCTGATGATTCACTAATTGTTTTTAAACAGCCTCTATATATTTTTTCGGGAGAATATCCATATTCTTCTTCCGATACATATAACTGTTCACCAAAACTAAACCAAACCGATAATCGTCTATTATGACGACGCATAGGGTCATAATTATGTATACCAAAACTATTGACGATATTAATATAATTTCGTTCATTAGGCATGACATACTTATAATAAAAAGCATTGACCAAATCTCTAGTCGTTAATTTGTCTGTATCAGTACCCATACTAACCTCCTACAAAATAAAACTTCATATTATTTTCATGATAACATAATGAAGACCAAAAGAAAAGCCCTGGCGGTTAAACCAGGGCTTATAATTATAGTTCTTTAATCTTCTTCTGAATAGAATTAACAATACTATTAATACTATTATTTAATACAGTGATATAGATACGGTTACGGATCTTAACCCAGTAAGAAGAAGTCGTTTTAATTTCGTCTTCCAAAGGCTTGATAACACTAGCCATTTCTGCTTCGACTAGAGACTGAATATCGTCGAATTTAAGACCTTTTAATACGTTAAGAGCATTTACTTTAGCAAGTTCGACCGCATCGTTAACAATCTTTTTACTTAAATCATTCATTATTTAAATCTCCTTCATAAACATAGCTAAAGCTTCTTGTTTTTCGTTATCCATACGATCGTAAACACCTTGTCTTACATCGTAGCCTAATCGAGGGCTAATCCATTCGTCACTTTTATTAGACTCGTAGATACCGACAATTAAGTCATAATCAAAACGTAAAGCATCGACCCAGGATAGATTCCATTCTTCTGTATAACCTGGTACATACGTTAATGCTTCGTTAAATAAATCGACTACATTGCCCGGGCCATATTGTACTGCTCTAGACCAGATAACATCTTTTAAAGCATTAGAATGGTTATCGGCATGGAAACCTTCGTTAGCTAAATATCGACATGCCTTATCGTAGTATTCGGACTTGATATAATCATGTTGCATCTTTAAAAAGCCTTGAGAATCGGCTTCTGCCAACTCTTTCCACTGATCGATGAAAGCATCGCTATTAACGTCATACTGATTTAAGCTATTTGCATAATCAGCATAAAAGCCGCCTTGATTAATGCCCCATTCAATGAAAGCATCGACACTACCCGCTGCGCTTGCTAACTGATACGCGCCGTAACTAATACCGCCTAAATCACCGGCCCCCGTGCTAACACATCCAGGGTTACCGTTAGATTCGTAAGATGCACTTAAATCGCCTAATGCCATTTGTCTTCTCCTTTTCGTATAACAGCGGCTCCACCAATGAAGCCGACTAGACCGGAAGCTATATTCGTCGATAACTCTGTTCGGTCGTATAGTATCGACATAATAAGAGCGATAACTAAGCCGCCGACAGCTAATATCTGTACGATAGCTTGTAATTTGTTATTATCGATCATACATAACCTCGTTATAAAAGGAGCCCCTTATAAGAGGCTCCTATTAATAGTTTTTATTTAATTTTATCTTGTAACTTTTCGAGTTTATCAGTTAAGCTATCGATACGTGTATGACTCAATTTAGTAGATTCCTCTACTATCGAGATACGACGATCGAGTGCTCGACGATCTTCTCTCGAAGCCTCGATCTGTTTTTGCAATTCTTTATACTGTTCATTGATGTTTTCAAGGATCGCTAACGTCTTTTTTTCGAAGGCTTTACGATCGGCTTGATTATCTTCGACAGCATGAATCGCTTTAATAAAACCACCGATTAACGTTACGATGCCGATAATCGACATAATAATTTCTGCGTTTGTCATAAAGTCTCCTTATTCTTCGTTATATGCTTCAAAATCGTCTTTATTTAAACTATTAATTTCAGTCCAAACATTGCTTAACGGCTTAGTCGTTAAATATTGTTGACTTTCTGTATCTGAAGTTATATATAGTTGAGTATTTTTAGGATTAGTGCTTAACATATCATTTGTGATATAGTCGTTGCCTTTTTTTACGTAGAAACATGTGATGTTATCTTGTACATCTTTTACAAATACCATCATTTTATTATTTCTATCTTGTAGCATACCATTAGGAGCTACACAAGATAAACAAGAACCATAGCGTCTAAAATAGTTTATTTTTGGGTTATTTTTTATTTCGTCTGGTGCTTTTTCTAACTCGATAGGGGATATGTTATTAGAATCATCATTAAGACGAATAAAACCAGCTATTTTTTTATTTAATCCAATGTCTTCTACTAAAGATGTAGCAATATAGCCGCCTGTAAAAGAAGCTGCCGAATAGCTAAGAATATAATTTTTACCCGAGCTTTTCTTAAACAGATTTGTAGTTTCGTTTCTATAAGGCAATCTACCATTAGTTATTTTAGACGCACTAAATTCTAACAAAGCATCGTTACCAGTTAAGAAGTTACTTGCTCTAGGTTTTGGAGTACCGTTAGCTGCTAATACTTGTTTTCTAAAGATTTTAATATTAGAAGCTTGTTGTAATTGTTGTTGTGCTTGCTCAGAGAAGGTTAAATACAGTTCGAATGGTTTATCTATAATCTTAAAAAAGCTTATTCTACCGCCATCTTCTTTAGCGATATTGTAGACATATACTTCGATGTTTTTATGCTTCTGATTATTACTATCGACAACGAAGTTTATACTAACGAATACGATGAATAAGGAAGAATTTTTTATATATAAGTGAATATAGTTACCTGAAGACAAGTTGCCATACAACTTTTCTTTATCTTCATAAAACGAAATATCACTATTAGTATTTGTATAAGATACCGGAATTAAAGAAATAGCATCGATTGTCTTGTCAGAATAGGAAATAAAGCCCGTTTTTAGCATTGCTCTAAAATTCATCGCTTGAATCATAATAGATGAATCTATTAATAATAACGGATTTTGACCATAATCTCCTAGCGTCGACATTCTTGTTTCATTGGACGACGCTAAAAAGTCCTTTAAAGTCTTGGCTACTCCTTCATTATTAATACCATCGGATTTTAGATAAAGAGTATTAAAGTCGGCTAGAGGTTGGTTTCTGTAGCCCTTCAGCCAGTTATAAACATTAACGTCGTTAAACACAATATCCTTACCGCCTTGAAGACTTAATTTAAGATTATCGTTATGACCGTCGAATACGATACTAGAGTCTTCTTTTGTCGTAAAACTACGATAAGCTGTTTCTCGAGGGAAGTAAGTTCCATTAGTAATGCCTATGTCATCGTTATAGCCATAATTAAAGTTATTGCTAATACTATTACTTCTAGTAACGCCGCCACCGATTTCGACCATCTGATACTTATCAGCACTAACGGCATTTTTATCGCTAGTCCTAACGTATAGAGCTTCGTTACCGTTATCGTATCTAAATTTGTTAACAATATACCAGTCGGGCTCGCTAGTGGTAATTTGTTTAATTTCGTCGGCAAATTTACTTAATTTACCTTCGGAGGCTACACCTTTAGCCGTGATAGCTTCTTTAATAGCTTGTTTCTTAGTCTGAATACTATTCACTTCATTAATAAGATCATTTATTGCCATAGTATTCTCCTTAATTATTAACGTTTCTTAATGCTGTTAAGAGTGAGTTCATATCGTTATTATATTGGCTAGTCGTTACATAATTGCTTAATGCATTTTTAGGCGCATATAACTGATCGGCCTTAAATTGGTTAAGGACTTCACGACCATTAAGATAGGCCACTGAAGGATATACCGTAAGAATAGGTTGGTTAGCCTTGTTCTTAATAACGAGGTTGGTCGGGTTAGACTCTAAGATATGGTTAGCTAAGGTAAGCCCGGCAGCCTTACTAATATTAATCGTACCGGTTACGTTATTATCGCCAGCCTTAGATACATAAGTATCGTTAGCTTGAGCAAGAGTTAAACCGTTACCGACGTCGGTTTTCTTGGCGTAAGTACTTTCAGCATCGGATTTAGATAAGTAAGTACTATTAGCGTTAGTTGTCGTTATATAGTTAGATAAAGAAGAGTTTGCCGCGTAACCATTTAAATCAGTCTTTTTAGCATACGTACTAGCCGCATCTGTTTTATTTAAATAAGTAGTAGATGCATTAGAAGTCGTTAAGTAATTATTTAAGTTAGCGGTCGTAGCGTAACCATTAAGATCAGTTTTCTTAGCATATGTAGTATCAGCATCGGTTTTAGTTAGATAATTTTTTAATCCGTAGGTAACGAATTGCTTACTTGCATAATTAGTTAACTCATCCTTAGTAGCATACGAATTAAGTGCTGTTCTTAATGCATAGTCGCCGGCCGGAGCATATAACGTATTAGCCTTATCTTGTGTTAACAAGGATTTATCGTTGTGAGTGATAGTATCCCCGTCAAAGGCAAACACGTTATTATTAGATGCGTTTTTAAATAAAATACGACTATTTTCGGAGACTACATTATAGCCATTTAATTTAATCGGCGTATTATTAGTAAACGTATACTGGCCGGTAAGAGTTGTATTCTCGGTTTTCTTAACGAAAGGAGTTAGGTCGATATTTTCAGCGGTACCAGGAGGTCCTTGAATACCTTGTGGACCACGAGGACCTGGATCGCCTTTGTCGCCTTTAGGACCTTTAAGATTGCCTAATCTAATTTTTGCCATTATGTACGCTCCTTGTAACTAATATCGACATATAAGTCGCCATTATCTTCTAAAGAAAATGTTAATTCTGGTGTTAAACCACCTTTACCTTGAGGACCGATTGGACCAGCTATACCTTGAATACCTTGAGCACCTTGAATACCTTGTGGACCTCTTAATGCTTCTAACTGCGTTTGAGTAAAATCAGAATATACAAAAGCTCTACCGATAGGACCTTGTGGACCTGTTAACCCTTGAATACCTTGTTCACCTCGTGGGCCCTGTGGGCCACGTTCACCAGTATCGCCTTTAGGGCCTTTGAGACCTTGTAACTGAGCTGCTGTAAAATCGCTATACAAGAAAGGTTTGCCTTGCGGACCGGCCGGGCCTTTAGGCCCCTGAATACCTTGAGCACCACTTAGGTCGATAAAGAATTTGAGGCCGGTAGCTTCTTTTAAATACACTTTAGCGTTATCTTCGTCGTTGACAGCACTACTAATCATAACTAATTTATTTAACGGAATATTATCGACGTCGTTATTCATAGCCGTTAAAGAAGGGTACGTTTTAAAGATATCGAAACCTTCACCACGGTCACCTTTTTCACCACGATCGCCCTTAGGGCCAGTTAAAGCCTTAATCTGTTCCGAAGTTAAATCATCGTAAGTAAATGCTCGACCAACAGGGCCTTGAGGACCTTTTTCGCCTCGTGGACCTTCTGGACCAGTTAAGCCAGGAATACCTTGTGGACCGGCTGGACCACGTTCACCTTGAGGACCACGTTGACCTTCTGGACCTTGAATACCACGAGGACCCTGTGGACCTTCTGGGCCGATATCGCCTTTCGGACCTTTCAAAGCATTAATCTGTTCTTCGGTTAAATCGGTAAATTTAAGTGGATCGCCTTTAGGGCCCTGTTCACCTTTAGGACCGGTAGCACCAATAGGACCGACTTCACCACGAATACCTTGTTCACCTTGTAAACCTTGAGGACCACGGATATTTAATACTTCGACTAAGACACCGTTATCCTTCATAAAGATATGACCGTCGGTAATAGCGACAAACTCATCTTCATTAATGTTGTCGGCATCGGCATTCATTTTTTCGACCGTAGAATACGTATGACTTAACGTAAATGATTTACCGTCCTTACCTTGGATACCACGAGGACCTTGTTCACCACGAGGACCCTGTACACCTTGAATACCTTGTTCGCCTTTAGGACCAGTTAAGCCGATATCGCCTTTAGGGCCGGCTTCACCACGATCACCTTTAAGACCTTGTACACCAGGAGGACCTTGTGGACCAGTATAACCAGTTTCACCACGAGGTCCTTTAATAGTAGCTAATTCTTCTGGTGATAAGTCAGATAATTTAAACGTATCGCCTTTATCACCTTTAGCACCTTTAAGTGATGCTAACCATTCATCGACAGTACCAGTGAAGCCCTCTTGTTTAGCTATTTCGTATGCAGATAAGCCTCGGATTTCTTTTAAAGCCTCTTTAGATAAAACAATGTTCTTGTCGTGGCCTCGATTTAATTTAATCATTGACTGCACCCAGCTTTCATAGTGATATCACCGTAACAAACGACTTCATCTTTCTCGTCGTGATCGAGACGAATATCGTAGTAGAATGTTTCCTCCATGATGTTATCGTAGGAGAAGACGATAGTCGTGGTATCTTCACTGTTAAATAAAAGATCGACACAGTTAGTATCGTTATTAAATACTGGAGTTAATGTAAGTACGACGCCGCCTTGAGGATTATTACGACGCACCTTACAAGTCAACGTTCCTTCTTGATAGCGGATAATCTCCTTAGTACTATCATCTTCGACTTGAATATTAAACACATGATCATGTCCTTGATACACATCGAGATGTAGATAAGGGATGCCGCCGAATCTAATATTATTCATTATTTAACTCCTATAAGTGTTCTAAATCAGCTATACGCTTCTTAAGAGCTTCCATATCTTTATCGTACTGAGCTTTAGGAACGTAATTAGCTAAATCTGCATTCTTAGCAAAACTATTGCCTTCGATTTTGTTAACGTAACGACTAGACGCATCGCCAGGTGTTAATGCATATTGAGCTATTTCGGACTTCCTAATAAAGTTACCTAAATCACCCTTATAAGCGAAGGTTTGAGCAGACCAGCCCTTTTGAGCATAGTGATTATTAGCGTCTGTTCTAGACAAATAATTATTTAACTCTGTTTTAAGCGCATATTTAGGGTCACCAATCATAGTAAGGTAATTTCTCAAGTCGACTTTCTTTAAATAAAGATTATCGGCATCTTTTTTAGTAGTGTAAGCAGATAAATCGGCGTTTCCGCCACCACCACCACCAGAACCGGCTGGGCCTGGAGGACCTTGTATACCAGGAGGACCAGCCGGACCGGGATCTCCTTTAGGGCCCTTAAGTTGAGCTAATTGTTGAGGAGTAAAATCACTGAATTTAAATGGATCGCCTTTATCTCCCTTTGGACCAGCAGGACCAGGTTGCCCATCATTACCTTTAGGCCCTTGTGGACCGATAGGGCCAGCCGGACCTACAGGGCCAACTTTACCGTCAGCACCTTTTAAGCCTGGAGTACCTTGTGGACCTTGTTCACCACGTTCACCTTTCGGACCAGGAGGACCTACAGGACCTGGATCACCTTTAACGCCTGGAATACCTTGTGGACCAGTTAAACCAGTATCGCCTTTAGGTCCAATAGGACCCTGTATACCGTCAGCACCTTTAGGACCAGGTAAACCATCGTTACCTCGAGGACCTTGCGGGCCAACTGGACCACGCTCACCAGTATCTCCTTTTGGACCCGATATACCTTGTGGACCCATAGGACCTTGTGGGCCCGGTACAGATGTACCAGCTGTTGTTACTTTAAGAGACTCGAGTTGTTCTTTAGTAAAGTCGTTAAATGTAAAAGGATCGCCTTTATCACCTTTTGGACCAGGTTCACCTTGAGGCCCCTGTAAACCTTGTGGACCTTGCGGACCAGGTAAGCCATCCTTACCTTGCGGGCCCGCTATATATCCAGTACCGATTACGTTAGAGGACGGGATCGTGACATCCACTACCTTCGGTGTGCTAGCTTCAATCGTAATAATTTCTAATTTATTATCCATATAAGTCACCTAGTGCATAGAAACATCTGGAATAAATGTAATAGAACCCATCATGATCTTATAGGTATACGTACTACCAATAAGGAAGATATCGTATTTACCTTGCTTAACGCCTCTCGGGATCTTAAGACTAAGGGCAGATTTAACGTTTAGATAAATGCGATTATCTTGTACGGTACACTCGGCTTCGATTAGAAGGTTATCGCTCGTGTCACGGAATTTACAGATAGCAGTCGCATCGGTAAGATCCATGCCCTTAATTTCGTATACACGAGACCAGTCGGAGCCTAGATACAATGTTTCGTCTTTACGTTTAACTTGTTCCATTATCTAACCTCGTTTAACCGCGATACAGATATAGTTAGCAGTACCTTCCATAAAGTAAGTGTTATTACCACCTTTGTTATACAGTATATTGGAACCGCCAAATGTTCTTGCAAAACCGTCAAAGCCCTTATATAGGGTTCCTACATGAACCTTTCTTCCTTCTCTCCAACATTGAATATTTACCATGTTAGAAGGACCCGACTCATTTACGTCATAGAAAATATTATCAACGTTTGATTGGTCTACGGATAATAGCCATGTACATTCATCTTCTCTAAAGCCATCTGGAATTGGAAGAGTACCACCATGTCTAATATTGCCATAAGTAACACTAATATCGGGAATCGTCATAAAAGGTTTAAATACTGGTTGTCCGTCTTTTCCATACCAGCCAGGTCTATTTCTACAACATAAGTTAGTTTCTCTAGTAGCGGTATAACTACCTAAGTCTAAGTTAGTTCCACCACCGTCACTATCCATTCCGCCGTCAGAAATAGTATGGTATCCTGCTCCATTTTTTCTGTTAATTCTAATATAGGTACTTTTATCTATCTCTAAAGGACCTGTCATTTTATCGCCAGACTTCTTAACATAGCTATTATCTAACTTCATATTAATATCATCGGCTAATTTAGCAGCTGTAACAGATTTATCGGCTAATTTCTCAGTCGTAACATTCTTATCTCTTAGCTTAGGAGTCGTTACACTACCATCTGGATGGTCGATAGGGTTAGCTTCTTTATGCTTTTTAATAGCATCGCTAGTATCGCCGATAGCTTTATCGATTTTATCCCAGTTATTGTTACGAAGGTTTACGTCGTATTTCTCTTGTTCAGCCGGTTTAAGTAAATTTATATTCTTTGTATAGGTAGCCATTATTTAGGTAAAACCTCCTGGTTAAGTACAAAATGAGTAAATTGAGCAAGTTCTTTATGCGTATACCGACTTAAATCGATATGTCGGTTATATAATAAATCGACGTCGTAGATAAGATTCATCGGTATTAAGTCTCGTAATAGCTTAGTTACAGCATCACGTTGTTTCTTAACGCCCAACGATACCTTAAAATGAACGTTATAATTCTTATAATCTTCGACTATACGATAGTTACCAGGGCCACAGATACCGTCGAGTAGTTCTCGTAGCTTAATTTCGGTATAAGGCCGTTGACCGGCTAATGCTAATAAGATATTAAATCTTCTATCGTCGATCGTATCGTCCACAGCCGGAACAATATCTAAGATGGTTTCCCATTGCGTTAAGCCATGAGATTCTGCCGTCATAATAAACTGCTCTCTAAAGATCTCGACCATCGTGTTCCATAAGGCTTGCATCTCGATACTTTCGACTCGGTATATTTCTTGCATTTCGCTAACGCTGCCAGATACTGGTACAGCAAATTCGGATAAATCGATGATACGAGTATAATTATCAAATATAGTCATAATGATTAACCTTTAACCAACGTAACAGTACCGAGCTTAGGAATTTGATTAGGACGTAAATCGAGGCGCTTAACTTTCTGACCGTTAATTTTAATATCGCCTACATCGATTACTTTATCGAGGTCTACAGCTAATGAAGTAACGATAGAAGTACGTACCGTTAAGAATTGAGTCTCGTCTTGAGTCGTCCATTCTTTACGTCGGACTTTCAAGCGTTCTTCGATCTTCTTAGTCAATTCAGTTTGAATCTCGGAAGGTTCATGACCGGCCGCCATAACTACCGGTATTTCGTAGTTAATAACGACTTCTTCGGCTGCTTCGACTGTTACGGTATGACCGATCGGAGCTAAACCATAACCTTTACCTTGATTAGGAGTCGGATCGAAGACATTCTGTACTTCTTTAACCAGTTCCTGGGAGGGCTTATTAAATTCGTTATTAATAATAACGACCTTAACTGTGCCGCCACCATTCCAGCATCGGTAAATTTTAGAACCACCAGTACCGTTAACCGTTAATACTTTTTCTTTATAATCAGCACCATTACCGCCATAAGCTTTAGATTTTAATGCTCGGATATATCTTTCACGGAAAGCTTCTGTTTCTTCTTCGTCTTGGCCGGGTACTAATACTTCTTTAATTTCGGCATTTTGTAAACCCGGGATCGTATTAATCGGAGTGATACGTCCTATACAGTAGTTACCTTTAGCGCCAGGAGTTTCGCATACTAGCTTAAATTCGTTTTTAGATAAATCGATTACGTCGATTACTCGGAAGTTAAGGTCTTCAAAGTTAAACCGAGTACCGATATCGACTGCTCGATCGAATACACCTTTAACTTCGGCTGCTGTAGCTTCACGAGGTATAATATTAAACTCGAGTGCTCTTAACTCTAAGAAAGCTCGGTCAGCTGTTTTAGCATATGTCTGTCTTAAGATAACTTGTGCCATAATATATGCTTCAGCTAACTCAAAAGAAAAAGGAGCCAATGAGTCATATATCATGGATCCTTGTCGTTTATCGTATTTAGTATCGGTTCTGAATAAGGCGTCAGCTAAAATATTCTCGTAAGTTTTATTCTCGTACATATTCAGTTACCTCTTTATATATATCATTAATCGTGCCGTAAATAGTGTCGCACGAGAATACACATAATACGTCGCCACCATTATTCGAGAAATTAAAGTCGTATACTTTATCGATTCTATCGTCAGCTAATAATGCTTCCGTTATACGTCTTTGAATCTCGGCATATACATAAGGGATAGCTTCACCGATTAAATCGTTTAATTCGATGCCATAATCCCAGTCGTATATCAAATATTTGTAGCGTTCTGTATTAATAATTTTAAATATAGCTTGTTTCATAGCTTCAAAGTCGTCACACATACCGTTAAGCTTATAATCGCTTTCGTATCGTACTCTGAAGGTATTAGAAGTCTGTTTTTTTGTAACCAAACTGCTATCAAGTTGGTTATAACTAGACATAGGAGTTAGTGCCATTATTTAGTCGTACACCCCACATTCGGATTGTATACACGATCAAACGCTATATATCGTTGACCGCCTGTTTCTTGGAAGAGCCATACCTTATCACCGACTTTAAGACCGTTATGTACTAAGTACTTCTTACGACCTTTATACTCATGGTTATGGCTAGCAAATTCAGCGTAACTGCCACCACCACTTCGGTTTTCGGTGATATGATCGACACTCATTTCCATCGTCCACTCACACGTATTTTTAGTTAACATGATATGGTCTTCTGGGATAATTAACGTAGAATCGAGTGCTATTTGTAGTGGAGCTTCAGATACGACGACACCGATTAACATAGTAGCCGGTTTCGTATTTTCGACTGCTGTAACGGCCGCCGTCTTAATAATGCTTAGTATTTTATTAAAATCATTGTCCATTATTTAACACCTGTTCTAATAATATGAGTCGGAGCTACACCGTTATGGTAAGCATAGTTAACATCGGAATAGCGAATACAAGATCCTGCTTTAACACTATTGCCGACACAGCCACCAGCACCGTCGGCTATTACGACGTGTTCATCGCCGTCATAAATAAGGATATCGCCAGGGTTAGCAGAACCGGTATAGCTTTCAATAGCATAACCTCGACCACTCATAAACGTCTTAAGACCCGGTACATCTTTAATACCTTGATTATAGGCATCGGCTAAATCGCTATTATAGTAGGAACCACCAGCTGTTGCTCGATCGACACAGCCTACGTCGCCATAAGGAGACACAGTACCGACAACAGAATCCATGCCAGCTTGAACAGCAGCATTCGTAGCGTTACCGGTTGTACCAGTACCTTTAGTAGTACCGCCAGATTTCTTGTTCATAGCTTGGATACGCTTACGAATTTCTTCGTCGCCTCTATCCTCGACCGTAATTTCTGGCTGTTGTTTATCGAAGTAAATAATATCCATATCCATTAAATGCTTATTGTTATTAAACTTATGTGCGACAGCTTGTACATATACTAATTCATTAATGATCTGATCACCGATATTAAAGTTTAACCAGATACCGGAACCAGGTCGTATTTCAGTATGGCCTAAGCAATCTTTTAAGCGTAACGTATGAGTTTTACGTGCTAAAGTATCGAGTAAGTTCTTAGCATACTCGATAGCGTTAGTCTTCTTGTCGTCGGGTTTAAATACCTTTTGAAGTACGCCCCATTTCTGAGTCTCGTTTTTAGCATAAGCTGCACCAGTACGCCAGAATTTCTTAGTCTCCTTACCGTTCTCGGTAGCTTTAGCTTCACGTACGACTAAGACTTGAGTAAAAGTATTTTCGATAGATGAAGTATATTCATAATCACCGATTTGACTAGAATCGATTAAGATATCGGTTACCATATCATTAAGTTCTTTAACGGTAAGTAAACCTTTATCGTCGTAAGCTACAAATACAGGCTTACGTTCTTTCATCTCGGATTCTTTGGCCTTATACTTATCGGATTTAGATAATTCTGCTATTGCCGCCTCTTCGGTATAACCATGATCGGTTAAATACTTAATATCATTCTTCTCATAATACGTACCGTTAGGAGCCAATTTATCAGAATCTGAATCTCGTTTAGGAGGAGCCATCTTAGCGTTTTGAGTTGCATCCCATGTTTTAACTTTATACTTAGGAGATTTAGCTAACTCAGCTAAGGCATCTTCTTGTTTATAACCGTGATCGGTAAGATATTTAATATCGTTTTGCTCATAGTATGTACCGTTAGGCGCCGTAAAGTTACTATCGGTCGATTTCTTTAAAGGCTTCATAACCGGTATCTTAGGCGAGTAAATACTAGTCTGTTTAAGCATATCGAGAATAATATCTTGATACGTTTTACCGTCGTAGATGTATTTAATCTTATGTACGGTCTTACTAATATCGCCTAATTTAATAGCTAGGTCTTCGGCTAAGGCTTTAATTAACTCAGAGGCTGTTTTCGTACCGTCGAATACGTAATAACCTTCAGATTTAAGATAACGACATTGATCGTATGCCGTTACTTCGATGAAGTTATCTTTAGAACGTTTCTTTTCGAAGATATAACCGACAAATACGAGTTCGTTATTCACTTTAAGGTTAACGAGGTCGCCTTCTTCGATATTCAGCACTTTATCTTTAAAGACTTTAAAGCTTAATTTAGCCGGAGCCAGATCAGGGCTACGATCTAACGTAACCCCGTCTTCTGGATCCAGTAAGTACACATCCTTTTGGTTATGCATTACTGTTAACTCGTACCGTACACGAAGAGGAGCATGATTTATTTTTTGAGAATTAAATTCTTCCATGCGTCAGTCCCCTTTCCTTCGTTATACATACTAAGAGCTTGAGTAGCACCTAAATAACAAGGTACTCCAATTTTATTTAACGCGGCGCTTTTAAATAAATTATTAGTATCGCCGAATTGTTGTTTAACGACTCTTTGTAGAGTCGCCTTATTAAACCCGTTAGGAGATTTAACTTCTTTAGCTGGTACTTTATCGGTCGGACGTTCTGTCTTAACAGATGCACTAGCAGTACCGTCCTTATTTTCTTCGATCACGAGCTTCTTCGTACCATAATCTCTCCATTGACGGAGTTTGATACTCATATATACATCGAAGCCATAATCGTGATCTTCTTTAGTTTCGAGTTCCTCGATCGTAACTCGTTCCGTTACCATACTTAGCATTTCGCCATTCGGTTTCATACGGACTACGGTAAATTTAACCGGATTACCGGCTAATTTCATACCGTGTATTTTATTAGCGTAGTATTCAGCTTTTTTACTCTTTTCGAGTATGGACTGATTAAACGGATATTTGCTATTCGGTAACAGGATCTCGAAGGAGTATTCAGTCAAACCCATAGGCTTCGGGATCGTTACTTCACCGGTCTGTAATAAGTCGACTGTTTCGTTCTTATTGCTATAAGAAATATCGAGTGATTTAGGCGGGATCGGTATTTGTAAATTATCTAAATAAAAATAATACATTATAAAGCCTCCCCGGTATTACGTAAGAATGCGTTAGATAAACCTTCAGCGAAGTTAGTATTAAATGCATTGAAGTCGACGCTAGAATCGATGTTGTTATTATTAGTCACATTCAAGTGGATAGTACGTTGAGACCAGGACTTAATAGCATCGTTCATAATGCCTTTATGTAACGTATTAATCTCGTCGGCCGTTAATTGGAGTGCTTTAGCAGTTTTTTCCGTATGTTTAGCAGTTTTGCCAGTGTTTTTAGCTGTATCTTTAGCAGCATCGGATACGGCATCTCGTTTAGCGCTTTGATCGCTATTAGAATCGTCGCCGATATTCGGTTGACTCGGATTAAAGATGTTGCTAATCTTGCCGACTAAACCATCGCCAGCATTCTGCCAGTCACTTGCAGTACCTAAAATATTCTTAGAATCTAATTTATAGTCGTCAAATGCACCAGCATCGACTTGTACTTGGAATCTGGAAGCTACGACATTACCGACACCGTCTAATAAGTTCTTAAGGAACGGTACTTGTTTCATAACGCCGAGCATCGCATTAATGCCCTGTACAGCAAATTCGACTAAATTATTCCATAAGCGTTTAAATAAATTTTGTATAGCCTTAGCCGGATTATTAAAGACATCTGAAATAAAGTTAGCAAAGATAATAAAGACGTTCCAGATGTAAGCAATTTGGTTGTAAATAATAGCCCATAATGCACCGAATACACCAGCAATAACACCGACCACCGTATACGTAGTGCCAGCCCATTCGTTATACATATCAATAACGAGATATAAAGCAGCTACGATACCCATAATAGCTAATGCTACCCATGTTGCTGGACAAGCTAACATAGCAGTATTCAATTCCCATTGAGCAATACTAGCCGCAATAGTCGAAGCTGTAGCCACTAACCAGTTAGCAGCATATACAAGAGCTACGGTAGCTAATGCAAATAAAGCACCGTGTACGAACCATGCATTTTCTTGTAGCCAGCCAAATACTTGTTGACCGACTGTTAATACTTGCTTAAATGCATACGATATTTCATTAAATACATTTTTAATAATAGGTGCTATGTACTGAATATTATTTTCTATGCTATCGACAAATTGTCTAAATTCTGGTGAATTAGCTAAGTCATTAACAGCATCGAATAACGGAGCAAATGCATATTCTGCTACTGATTTAATATCGGTAGCCCAGTCAGCGAATGTATGTGGCAATTTACGATATGCTGCTTCAATTTCGTCGGCATTATCGGTCATGGCCTTCTTAATAACTTCGGCTGTAACTTTACCTTCGGACGCTAGTTTCTTTAATTCACCACGAGAAACACCCATAGTTTTAGCTATGATGTTTTCAATCATCGGAGCATTTTCGGCTATGCTACGGAATTCGTCGCCTTGTAGCTGACCAGAAGCTAAACCTTGTGTCAACTGAATCATAGCATTCTTTTTGTTTTCGCCAGTCGTACCACCGATAGCCATTACTTTGTTAATTTTTTCAGCAAAATCTACGGCTTCTTTAGGGTCTGGGAAAGCATCGTGAGCCGATTGTGATAACGTCGCTACTGTTTCAGCCATAGAAGCATATTCAGTACGAGATCTTCGGGCCGATTCATAAATCTCTTTATTTAAAGCTGCTACATTCCCTTGTTCACCGACTATTAAACCGAGTCTGGCTTGAATCGATGAAAATTCTTGTGCCATATCGAATACATGACCGATAGCATCACCGACTTTTTGAATAGCGGCGGCTGCTATATTAGCACCGAGAGAACCTAAGAAAATAGCTTTAAGGTTAGATAAAGA